TCACTATGATTGGGAGAGTCTTAGGGCACAAGTTAATCAATACGGAGTTAGGAACTCAACATTGTCCGCACAGATGCCTTCAGAGAGCAGTTCCGTTGTGTCAAACGCAACAAATGGAATCGAACCACCTAGAGGATACTTGTCCATTAAGAAGTCCAAAAAAGGACCTCTTAAGCAGATTGTTCCACAATACGGAACTCTGAAGAACAATTATGATCTTCTTTGGGAGATGAGATCCAATAAAGGATACATTAATATTGTTGCCGTAATGCAAAAGTTTTTTGATCAGGCAATTTCTGGCAATTGGAGTTACAATCCGGAACATTATCCCAATAATGAAATCCCAGTGTCTATCATGGCACAGGATCTACTAACTACATACAAGTACGGATGGAAGACATCCTACTATCAAAATACATACGATATCAAGACTGACGAAATGGATGATTCCAATGAGTCACTTGATAGTTTAATTTCTCAAATAGAAACCGAAGAGGAGGAAGACTGTGAGTCTTGTAAGATTTAAGACAAATAATGAGGAGAGACCATTGGTCGATTCTATGACCGTGTTCAATGCAGAAGAGGTAGACACTAAAAAGCAACCAATGTTCTTTGGAAAACCATTAGGTATTCAAAGATACGATTCTTACAAGTATCCAATTTTTGACAAACTTACAACGCAACAACTGGGATATTTCTGGAGACCTGAAGAGGTATCCCTACAGAAAGACCGTGCGGACTATCAGACATTACGCCCTGAGCAAAAGCACATTTTTACCAGCAATCTTAAGTACCAGATCATGCTGGATTCTGTACAAGGGCGTGGTCCTGGGATGGCTTTTATCCCTTACTGTTCATTACCTGAATTAGAGGCATGTATGGAGGTCTGGGGGTTCATGGAGATGATCCACAGTCGTTCATATACTCATATCATTAAGAACGTTTATTCAGACCCTTCAGATGTGTTTGACCACATTCTGAATGATGAACGCATTGTTGAACGTGCAATGAGTGTGACTGAAGCATATAATGATTTTATTAATGCAGCACATCATTATGATAGTAGTAATGATTGGCAACACGCATTAGAAGGAGTCTCTTATGCACAACTTTCAAGATATGAACTCAAACGCAAACTCTTCAAAGCAGTTGCGAATGTTAATATCCTTGAAGGTATCCGATTTTACGTATCATTTGCTTGCAGTTTTGCTTTTGGTGAACTCAAACTTATGGAAGGAAGTGCAAAAATCATCTCCCTGATTGCCAGAGATGAGAATCAACATCTTGCCATTACTCAGAATATTCTGAAGAAGTGGAGAGAAGGTGATGATCCTGAGATGGCACAAATCTTCAAAGAAGAAGAGCAGTGGCTAATCAATACTTTTGAGAAAACTGTAAATCAAGAAAAACTTTGGGCAGAGTATCTGTTCAAGGATGGTTCGATGATTGGTCTGAATGATAAACTGCTCCAGCAGTATGTGGAATGGATTGCCAATCGTAGAATGAAATCAATTGGACTTAAACCGATCTATGACGTACCCGCAAAGAATAACCCACTCCCCTGGACGGAACATTGGATTTCGTCGAAGGGTCTTCAAGTTGCTCCTCAAGAAACGGAAGTTGAATCTTATATCGTCGGAGGAATCAAACAAGATGTTACCGAAGATACATTTGCAGGGTTCTCCTTGTAAAGGAAATTGTAAGTGCAACTGTGTAAAAACTGAAGATGCACTAGAGATGTATAGAGAAGCAGCAAAATCCGATGCTTTTCTATTTGGTGATTATGATGGTTATGAAGCATATACTAAGGACTCCTAAGGGAGTCCTTTTTTTTATAAATATCCTTATAAAGGGTAATTTAGAATTAAGATGAAATCTTTATCGCAGTCTGATTATGGACTAATTCGAAGTTTATATCAGGATGTTTATGCTCCTGATATTGCAGAAAGTATTTTAGATGAATTTACTGATGAAGATCTTGATGATCTTACAGATGAATATATCGAAGAGCAAGTAATAGAATTCTTCCAAGAGTGCTTGGAAGAAGGATTAGATATTGATATTGTAGAGCAAACGATTTGTGAGTCTGTTGATACCGAGTTAGAAATTCTTACTGAGGTTACAAATCCTGCACAAGTTGCTGCAATGAGAATGAGGGATAAAACCTCTGCAGCATCTGGAGAAGGTCAGAAATCAGACAGAGATGCTGGAGCAGCTGCTAGAGCAAAACTCAAAGTATCTAAGCAAAAAGTTGGAAGTGCTTCTCCCGAAAAGAAAGCATCAAAACTTTCACAAATTAAAGGTGCAGTTAAGAAAGTAGGTCAGGCAGCAAAAGGTGGTATAGGTCTTGCTACAAGAGCAGTAGGAACTGCAGTGAGAGCAGGTAGTGCAGTCAAGAGTGCTGCTAAGAAAGGATATGAGAGAGGAAGACAAGGTTCTGGTGGAGGTTCTTCAAGTTCTTCTTCTGATAGTGGAAGTTCTTCATCATCAGGCACTGGTTCTTCTAGTTCTTCTGACAGTGGAAGTTCTTCATCATCAGGCACTGGACCATCTTCCAGTTCTTCTAGTGGTGGTGGATCGTCTTCTGCGACACCTAAGAAGAGAAAGGATGGTCTTCTGAAGAGAGGACTTAAGAAGGTCGTCAGAGGCATTACAAAAGGTGTTTCTGCTGCTGCTGGTGCAGTTAAGGCAGGTGCTGATTCACTTACAGATAGAGCAAGGAAAGAGGATATGAATTACAACAAAGAACTCGCAACAATCAAAGAACTTTATAGACAAGTTTGTAATCATCAAGAAGAAGAACCTGAGCAACTTGATGAAGCAGATTCACTTGCTGCAATGCAAGCAAGAAGAGAAAAGCGTCTTGCCGCACAAAGAAAACGTGAAGGCACTAACGACAAGGGAAAAGACTTTGGTCATGACTATGTTGCGAAGAGAAGGGAAGATAATATGAAAAAAGAAGAAGTTGAAGAGTATATTGATTTCCTTATTACTGAAGGATATGATTGCTCTGACCTTACCTGGAATGATATGTATGAGGAGTATGAATCTTTAGATGAAGGTTTACGTTCTGCAGTAAAGAGACTTCTTGGTGGGAAAAAGAAAGAAGAACCAGCAAAACCAATGAGTAGAGGTGACGAACTTCGTAAAAAGTATAATGTTGGTCCAGAAAGGTCTGATACTTCTGCTAAAGCTCAAATTCTTAAGAAGACCCGTGCAAAAGCAGAGAGTGATCAAAAAGAATTTGGTGGTTCACGTTATTCTAAAGGTGTTGCAGATAGATCAAAAGCAGCACATGAACGTCAATTGAAAGGTGGTTATAGTAAGTATGGTGCTGATGATGCGAGAGGCAGTGGTAACAAAGCACGCAAACGTGCCGCAGCTTTAACTAAAGAAGAACTCGAAGCAACCGGTCTCTTTACTGTGAAAGAGATTGAAGCACTTGTGGAGTCAGAGAATGTTGATGAGGCAATGAGTTCTTATGATCGCAATCGTAAGAGAGCAGCACAGAGAGCAGCAGATAGAAATGCTGCGAGAGCTGCTGGTAAGACTGGTGTAGTTCCTGGTGTAGGTTATGTAACCCCTAGAAGGGAGAAAGAAACTTATACTGACGAGAAAGGAACCGTCCGTCATAAGTCTGGTGCTAAGAACGAAGAATTTGAGCAACTTGATGAAGTCTCTGATAGAAAAGTTAGAGCAGTGAGAGATGCTCGTGAAAAGCAGTGGAATAAGCAGTTTGGTAAAAATCGTGTTAAAGACCCAACAGATGATATGACTGATAAAGTCGATAAGTTGATTGACCAGAGAAACAAAAGAACTGGGTCTAAAGTGAAAAAGACTACTATGGGTCAGTTAACAGACAAACATAGGAAAGAAGAACTTGAATTAGATGAGAACCGTCGTGCTGCCAGTGCTGCTGGTGGTTACAAAGATGACTCTAAGAAGCAAACTGATCCTTCTAAGGCAGGTTTCACCGGTATTTCTAATAGTATAGCAGATATCATGAAGCAGAACAAAGAGATTGAAGCACGTAAGAAAAAGTGATATAAAACTCACATAATATTCCAAGGGGGCTTGACAAGTCTCCTTTTTTTATGTAGACTAGGTTTGTCCCCGTTAAAGATAAATAATAGCTCATTGAGTTCTATACAATGAGTTATGAGAATTCTTGGATATACAATAATGAACCTTTTGAGTCTGATGCTATTGGGAACTACTTTGGTTTTGTTTACTGTATTACCAATAAGACCACCGGTAGAAAATACCTTGGAAGGAAATACTTTTGGTCATTCAGAACCCCACCAGGAAAAAAGAGAAAAGTAAAACAAGAATCTGATTGGAAGAAATATTATGGTTCTTGTCCTGAGTTGAAGGAAGATATAAAAAGATATGGCAAAGAGTTCTTCAGTAGAGTAATACTAAGTCTTCATGAGAAGAAGGGAGATTGTAACTTTGAGGAGACCAAGCAGTTGTTTCTAAATAATGTGCTATCAGAGGCACTTGACAACGGAGCACCAGCATACTATAATAGCAACATTCTCGGCCGTTACATGCGGAAAGATTATGGAAATTTTGGAAAAGACTCTACAGGTGACTCATGAGTGGGCAGTTGACAGACTGCACATTCTCTGTGACATGAAGACGGATGATGTGCTAAAATCTGTAGAAGATGCTCATGCGATCCAGTCAGAGTTTGCCGAATGGTTAGACCCTAATCTTGAGGATCATGAAATCTACTCACTCGAATATCTTGGAGACAATGATTAAA